GCTCAAATGGGCAATATTTGGAATACCAAAATGGCGGACTCCAATGGTCAACTGTACAATCTGGATCAGTTTTAAATCTTTATGACGAAAATACAATTGGCGGTAACTATAATTCATATACCGCTCCAACTGTAGGTAGTTCTCAACCCAGATCTGTGGCTATTGGACATGACAGTACAGTTAATACTGGAAATGGGTATAGTTTTGCCATAGGTGACCAATGCGGAATACACGGCGGAGAAGGGCATTTTGCTTGTGGTAAATCCGGCAATGCTAATGGCAACTGGGGTAATGGCTTTTCAAATCAAAGCAAAAGTTCTCTTTATGGAGCAAGAGCAAATGGTAATATGCATTATTCTTTTGGAGCCTATGGGCATACTGATAAGGCATGGGGCGTTGCTTTAGGATACCAGGCTAGGAGTGATCACCAGGCAGCTTATTGTTTTGGAAACCAAATAAATTCTTTCCAGGATTATTCTATATCATTAGGTAATACTAGTGCAGTAGTTAAAATAGCAGAAACGTATAAACTCCCAACTGGTACCGGTTCAAATGGTCAGCAAATTACATCAGATGGGTCTGGGAATAGTACATGGGCATCAGCATCATCTGATATAAGAGTTAAGAAAAATATTGGTACGACAACCATAGGATTAGATTTTATTGAGAAACTAGACCCAATAAGTTTTGAATATAAAACCTATAAAGAAATAGACTCTAACGATGATGAATTAAAACATCTAAAGCCAGATTATAGATGCGAGGCTGATGATGATTTACCTACTGGTTTAAGAAACAGAAAAGGCCAAAGAGTAGGTCTAGCTGCACAAGATGTGGAACAAGCATTAGCTGATTTAAATATAGATAGTTTCCAAGGCTATTCAAAAGACAAATGGGGAGTAAGAGAACTGCATGAAGATGCATTTATCTACCCATTAATTAACGCGGTAAAAGAATTAAGTGCCAGAGTTAAAGAACTAGAAAATGATATTTGCGAGTGTAAAAGGAAAGACTAATGGCTATAGAAAAAACTACAGAGGCTTTAGACAATGTTAATTATCAGCATTGCATAGGAATAAAAGTAGAAAATACATACCATAGAATAGCTGATATAATAATTATTAGATACAAAGAAAACAATGCAGACCATGACCCATTAAAGGATGCAGACTGGATTGTTAAACTACAGATCTTAGGTTTCCCATCTAAGGATAGTAAAGTTAGTGAGCCAACTGTAACTGGTAAATGGTTGGCAGTTAATATTACAGAAATCGATAATCAATCAGCCTCAAATTTTGTGGGCAAGTGTTATCAGTATTTAAAAACAATTGACCCTTTTAAGGATGGAACTGACGTCTAATTATGTATGGTATTTCCTCATATTCTCAATCACCTTATGCATCTTTAGGTGGATCACTTAAACAAGCAGCATTGCATCCACATCTGCAATCTCATGTTACTTGCTCTATAAGTGTTACACGTAAAGCGGTCGCGAATTTTGGAATACAGTCATCATTAACATCTGACGTAAACAGAGTTACTTTTGCGTCTACTAGTCTACAATCTCAAACTGGTACATCTATAGCAGCTAGAAGAGTAAGACTAGATAATGCATCATTGTTTGATAATACATTTGTAACAGTTAATGCTAACAGAATAAGACTTGCTCCAGTTAATGCAGTTTCTCAAACTACATTAGCAATGGTTTCACAAGTTTTAAGGCTAATAGAGGTAGACGCAGTTTCTCAAACATCTGTAAGTCTATCTTCTGCAAGAATAAGAGAAATAGCCGTACCTAATGTTTCAACAAGTACAGTACAAGGATCTATATTAAGAATACGGCCATTAAATTTAGCAGCTAGTATTTCTTCAATATGTTTAACAAATGCATTTGCTCAATTTGCAATGCAATCATCCGCAGCAATATCAACAACAATCGATGCCCCAATTTTTGCAATAAGATCTGGAATTATTGCTGCTAATTTTCAAACAACTGTAACTGTGACTGGTAGAGAATTTTGGGAAGAAGAGCCAGATATTACTGAAAATTGGACAGAGATTACTACGCCAAATACACCTTGGTCAACAATATCAAAACCAACTGAAACCTGGACTAATACCTTGCCTTTCCAAAAAGCTGCATAAGAGGAGACAAAATGGCAAATACAACAAATTATAACATAACCAAACCGGATGTAGGTGGATCAGAAAACACCTGGGGAACAACAATAAATACCGGTTTAGATACTATCGATTCAACAATTAAAACTGTTTCAGACTCTGTACCTACAAGCGTAGTTTCTTCTAATCTAACAGATACGCCAAATAGTTTAGGTACGGCTAAACAAGTATTACGAGTTAATAACGCTGCTAATGCTACAGAATTTGCGACTCCATCAATTTTAGATTTTAGTGATACGCCATCAAGCATAGGCGCAAGTGGACAAGTTTTAAAAGTTAATAGCGGTGGTACTGGGTTAGAATTTGCTGATGATAATGCCGGCGGTAGTTTAAGTGGTTACGCTACTGAAAGCTATGTTAATACGGCAATAGGAAATGTAACTGGTAGTAACGCTGCTTATTATACTAAATCTGAAAGTATATTATTTACAATAGGCTATATACCGCGTGTCTACACATCCGGAGATATGACACCTTCAGCAAATACATACGCAACTTTAACTCATAATCTAAAAGCAAAAGGCAGTCATACTGGTGCCAGTTCTACATCTGTAGCACCGGATATTGTCCAGATATTATTTAAATGTACGTCCGCTGATTTAGGATATTCTGCCGGCGATATAATACATTGGCAAGATCATTTCGCAGATACAAATAGTATCCCTTATGTAGTTGTTGAAAGTGGGAACACTACACAATTAAGACTCTATTATGGCGGAACTGGTTACTATCACCTTCCTTCAAAAATAAGTGGTAATGCCGGATATACGAATGGTGGAGCAATAGGCAAATGGGCATTAATAGTAAAAGCATGGGCGTTCTAAATGGCATTAATACCATTAAATATACAACCTGGATTATTTAAGAATGGTACTAACTTAGAGGCTGCCGGAAGATGGAAAGACTCTAATTTAGTTAGGTGGCATGACTCTATTTTAAAACCAGTAGGTGGGTGGAGAAATAGATTAGGTCGCGCTTTTGATGACCCTATTAGAGGATTAATAGCTTGGAAATCAAATACCGGTACTAGGTATATAGCTTGCGGTACCTATCAGCATTTATTTGTAGTTTTGGCTAATAATATTACTTTAGACATTACACCAAGTGGATTAGTGACTGGTAGGGCGGATGCAGCCGGTATGACTGGATATGGATCTGGATTTTACTCAAATTCTACCTATGGTACGCCCCCAATAAATACATCATCAATATTGCAAGACGCAACATCCTGGTCGTTTTCAACATTTGGTGAAAAGCTAATCGCAAATAACCCAGATGATGGGAAAGTATATGAATGGAATTTAAATAGTACTAATGTGGCTAGTATTGTTCATGCATCTGCGCCTACTAGTGTTAAAAGTATAATTGTAAGTAATGAGAGATTTCTATTCGCATTTCAAACAAGAACTGTCTACTGGTCTGACCAAGAGGACATAACATCCTGGTCTAGTAGTGCTACAAACCAAGCCGGTAATATTGGACTAGAAACACAAGGCACCATTAAATGCGCTGAAATTATTAGGGGTGGCATTTTAATACTGACTGACCAGGATGCCCATACGGCTACATATATTGGTTTACCATTTGTACATAGTATTAAAAAGGTAGGATCATCATGCGGAATATTTTCTGCCCAGGCAGCAGTAGAACTAGACATGGGTGTAGTCTGGATGGGGCAAAGTGGTTTCCATATCTTTAGCGGTGGTAGAGTCCAGGAGTTGAAATGTGATGTATCTGACCATGTGTTTAGTGAATTAAATTTTAGCCAGGCATCTAAAATTGCAGCCGTAAAAAATACAAAATATGATGAGGTTATATGGTATTATCCAACAAGCGATAGCAATGAAAATAATCGATACGTAAGTTGGAATTATGCAAACAATACTTGGAGCATTGGTTCTATTTCCAGAACGTGTGGTATCGATGCCGGAATATTCCAACTACCTATTCATGCAACTGGTAAGAATTTTGATAATAATCATGCTAGGGGCAGAATGTCTGTCAAAGCACTTGTTGACTCAAATGTTGACCCAGATGTTGCAGATGTAGGAAACTATATCATCCAGTATCATACGATACTTGGATATGGTACTGGCACCACCTTTGCTAGCTATAAGGCATTCTTCACCGGCAATAATAATCTAGACTTGTTAAACGCTGCATCTGTAGGTCATAGCTATATGGGTTACTTGGCAGTCGAGACTAGTTCAAGCAATGTATATAATAGCGTTGAATTTCCGGCTCAGACATTACGTTATAGATATGACTCTGTCCATAGTGTGGGTTCTGGTCTTCTGTATACTGTGTCTATTGGCGGACTAGATGCTGATGGCAATAATGTTAGTGAGGTTATTCAAATTAGTGGAGATGGCGGATCTAGTAATACTGTATATACCGCTGAAACTGCTAATACCTACACAAAGCTACTAACGTGTACAGTTGTACGAAATCTTAACAGTTATTCTGGCATTAGCTTTGGGATAGCTTTAGCCTCATATTTCGTTCCACCACAAGTATCATGGGCAGAAATTAAGGCGTCTTATCTAGGGGTAAGAAATACGGCCGGTGGTGGGGGAACAAACCCAAGTGTTACTAATAATAAAATTATAGATGTTGAGTTGGCAGCTAGTCCACCAAACCCACCGCAGCCAGGATTTATAACCGGCGGATACGTAAAGTTTTCTACGGCTAGTAGTGAAACTAATCACAATGCCGGTAATAGTGCATCCCAACAATTAGGAACATATAATAAGGCTCTATTAGTAAAAAGTGAGTATATGTTGTTGGAACATGAGGTAGGGGAAGAGAGAGATAGCCAAGTACCTTATGCAGAAACTGGCACTCTTCAGATGGGGAATGGTGAACAGATTATGCACGTTAATAAAATCATTCCAGATGAACAAACACAAGGCCAGGTTAACGCTGAATTTAAAACCAGGTTTTATCCAAATGGGGCTGAAACATCTCATGGGGCGTATTCGCTAAGTAACCCTACATCTGTCAGATTCCAAGGCCGTGAGGTTCGTATGAAAATTAATAATGTTTCTGGTGATTGGCGTGTAGGTCAATTTAGAATTAATGCAATCCCAGGGGGCAGAAGATAGATGAATTTACAACCGCCACCATTAGATTATGACGCCACAATAGAAACAGAGCGTAATAGAGAGATCGAGTCTGCGGATTTATTAAACAGAAAGAAAAGGCAAGATTTAGAAGTAGCCGGATCTGAACGTCTAATTTTAAGTAGTCCAAATGGTACCAGGTACAGTTTAACAGTTTCAAATTTAGGGGTGCTTTCAGCAACGGCGATATGAATGAATTAGAACGATGTAAAGATTGGATAGAAGGAGCATTGGAGTATAGCGGTGGTACACATAATTATGCTGATGTTGTCAAAGGGATCAAACAAAAAAAGCTACAACTATGGCCGGCCGAAGATGCTTGCCTGGTTACAGAGATTATCAGTTATCCGCAGCTTAAATGCCTTAATATATTCCTGGGCGGTGGCAATCTTAAAACGCTTAAAGATATGCATGATAGCGTTGAGGAATTTGGCAAAATGGTAGGATGCACAAGGTTTACCATTTCTGGTCGCAGAGGATGGGCAAGAGTATTTAAAGGCTTTAAGCCACTACATCAAACAATAGTGAAGGAGATATAATATGGGCAAAGGTAGTGGTGAAACCACAACTCAAAATTTTACACCGGAAATGGAGAAAGGTATTGCAGACGCAATTACATTAGCCAGGAAAAGTGTAAGACCTTATATGCCTTACCAGGGGGCAGATCTAGCTGCTAAAACTGGTGGCATGATAGCCGGTGATCAAGGTCTTAATGCTAGCAGAACTGCTTTAGGATTAACACCAATGACAAGTTCATTACCAGAGGCTCAAAATTTTGATGGGGTAATGGGATATAGCAGCTATCCTATGTATGTGTCTGAAATGGAAAGAGCCAGAACAAATTATCCAGATCTTATACAGAAAATAGATGACCTACAAAATGACCCATTTGGATTAAAGACTCAACCGGTAAATGCTAGCATCCCTAGTGCTGCATCGACTGGGGGAGTAATGAATGCAGCTACTGCCGGTGTGGGAACCTCAATGAGAGAGGATGACCCATTCCCAAATCATGGCAATACACCGGATATGTTTGATGGGGGTATGTTATTTGGGAATAGCAACCAAAATCCGACAACCTTAAATACCTCTTATAGTCCAGTAGGTGATTTTGTTGACTGGATAAGCGGTGGTTACGATTACCCAGAACAAACACAAGCTGACAAAGATTATTATAATGACCCAACATCCGCGTTTAATTCGCCAGGCGGTTGGCATCCAACTGATTAAAGGAGATTCATATGGCCGGAGCCGGAAATAATATATATCAAACTGCGACTCAAGGAATGCAAGATGCAGCCGGAACATATCGGAATGCAATGGCATATCAACCCATGCAATTTAACCAGGCTAACCTTAGTCCTTTTATGAACCCATACACGCAGAACGTCATAGACAATACTATGTCTACTATGTCAGACGCTAGGCAAAATGCTATTAATGCCGGTCAGCTAGCTGCCACAAATGCATCAGCCTATGGTGGTAGTAGACATGGGGTAAATGACGCTCTTACTAATGAAAAGTATATGAGAGCGGTAGGCGATATGTCCGCTAATTTAAACAACCAGGGATACAATGCAGCCGTCAATCAGTTTAACACAATGAACAACGCAAACTTAGCTGCTAACCAGGCAAATATGGCCGGTGCCGGCAGTCTAGCTAATTTAGGTATGTCAGCCTATGGATTAGGAACGGCTGCGGATGACAAAGCATATCAGCGTGGGATGATAGAGCAAGGAATGAACCAGAAACTAATTGATGCCGGCAAGCAACAATTTATGAATTACATTAATCAGCCGGCAGCAAATTTAGGTTTTCTTTCACAAGTTGTGAGCGGAATGCCACAAGCTACAACAACGACTGCAACCAGAAATCATGGAATATTTGATTACTTAGCCAGTCCATTTTTTAGTGGTGAGTATTCTGTATTACCTTTCATGTTTCCTGGGACACCGGCGTGATGAATGAAACTTTTAAAAATATGGCTCATATTATTATTCTTAACTACAAATGCATGGAGTAACGAATTGGTATATCAACCTTATAGATCCTTTACGCCAAATGAAATAACTGATCAAATTTGGCAGAGTCTAAATTCTTTAACTAATAGTCCAATACAGACCGCCGGTATTATGGGGAATATTGGTATTGAAAGTAGTTTTGACCCAGACATTATAAATCAAGATGAAAATGCTTTTGGCTTGTTGCAGTTAAGAAATGATCGGTTAGATAACTTTAGAAAGTTTCAATCAGCTAATCCAGAAATGGGTTTAGTAGATCAGCAATTAAAATTTATCTTTGAGCAAGGAAATCCAAGTAGTCCATACAAAGACGCAATTGCTGCCAGATATTTTGAAGAAATAATGGCCGGTAAAAACCCAGAATCTGTGGCTAGATTATTTGATAAAAGATTTGAAAGATCTGGCGGTTGGCTTGTAGATCCAAGTGACCCAAGTAAAGGATATAATCAATTTGGAAGATCTACAAAAGATCGTATGAATTTGGCAATGGATATTTATGGTTATTATACCGGTGAAGGCGGAGACACTAGATTAGATCAAGTTACAGTTAATGGAAAAAAACCAGAGTCAAAAAACTTTATAGGTAAAATCAGAGATATGATGGGTGACCCAAACTTTTCTGATGATTTGCGTCTATGGGCAAATAGTATGCGCTATAAGCCAGATCAGAGTTTGTCTTTATCTCTCATGGAAAGTAAAAAAGCTAGAGAAGAAAAGCGATTATTGCAAGTACAGAAGAATGCTATGATGCAAATGGTTAATGGTCTTCCAGATAGTTCTTTAAAAAATATGTTAGCTACCGCTGCTGCCGGTGGGGCAGAATATTCAGACATTGTGAAAATGATGAATGATGAAAGAAAGCTAGTAATGAATACAGAGATAAAACTAGCCGGTGAATTTGATAAGCATGACACA